GTGAAAGGGTCTCTCGTAACAGCTAAAGCAACTCTGTCTACAATCATGTAGGCTCTTCTGAAGTCACCAAACAATACAGGATAAGTTCCTGCACCAACGTCTGGCATATCAGTAGCTTCTACATAAGGGTAGCCTAATATAGTATTAGGAACACCTGCTTGTAGAGACATACCTGCTTGGAATACATATTGTCCTGCAGTATCTTTTAGCTTTCTGATAGCTGATAAAGTTCCTCTATTGAAAACAAAAGAACCATTTCTGCCATACTCAGATTTGATGCTGTGAACCAATGTGATCAGACCATCAGCTAGTAATGTACTAGCATGACCTGAATTAGATTCGCCAACACTGCTATTAGTTAATAAACCTTCAGGCTTACCAACAGAGTTACCGCTAACAAATGCAGTACCTTCAGCTTTTGCAAATTGCTCTGCGAATTCTGATTGCATTTCCGACTCTAGATCAAAGACAGTATCTTCTAAGTTTTGCTCAGAAATATCTACTAAAGCGTAAAGTTCGTGTGCAGGTAGTTCCTCAAGACCTACTGTGTAACCAGTAGTTTCGGCTCTAGTCCCACTTTCTGCAACCCATGCTGCGGAGAATTGACCATCACGTTTAGGCACTTGGATTGATCTTTGTCCAGTGCTTCTTACTCTAGCTAGGGAACGAATAGGTGAGATTTCAGTTACAGTTTTTAGTAACTCTCTCACGTATTCAGGTGGTGCTAGATATCCACCAGTGTTGTCACTGCTGACGGTTAATGCCTTTTTCTCTGCATCTTCAAGACCTTCCAGTCCTTTTCTGCAGTAGGCATCAAAAGCTTCAAGACCTTCATCAATTTGCTTGGCTTCTAATCCTGAGTTTGGTCGTCTCATGACCGTTTCAAGATTTTCAACCTGCTCTTTGATTCCTTCTTGAGCTTGCTTGGCTTGTGTGATCTCTTGGTTGATGTCCTCTAAACCATTCAGCTTTTCTTCAATAGCTTCAAGTTTTGACTCAACTAAAGTATCAACATTTTGCCCTTTTTCTAGTGCTTCTAACTTTTCGTCATTTGCTTTTTTAAATTCTTCAAAAGCATGACCAATTTCAGAAACAGCATTTTTTATATCTTCAGACATAATTGCTCCTTAGAGTTTGGTTATAGTTAATGTTAATTGTTTAATGGCTTCTACCATTTCTGCATTATCATCAACCTCTCGCTGAGTAAATGCTTGGTTAACAGCTTTTGCTGCAACCTTTGCTTCTGAACGAGATAAGTTGAAAGCATCACGCATTCCATTTTCCCATTCCCTTATGGATATTTCCTCTCCCTTTACCTGACGAACCGTAGCTTTAGGGTTCATTGGGAAAGTTACAAGGCTTATTTCCATTAAGTCTACCTCTTTGATAATACGTTGATTTTTACGTTTATCATAAGAAACCTCTTTAGGGTTGACACGAAAGCCTATACTTAGACCATCTAATGCACCCATTTTTAATAATTCGTATGCTTCTTGACCTGCTTGTGTTTTAAGTGCAAGTCTGCCCTTAACATACAAGCCATGTGAATCTTCTCTGATTTCATCAAATACACCTATAGGCATATCTGATTTGTGTTGATATAAGAGTTTGACACCTTTCGTGCCTCTCTCTTCTAGACTTTTTCTAAATGCACCACCTTTAATAACGTCATTACCTAAGTCGGTGTTGTTAAATACAGAACCGTAACCTTCAAATACTCCATCATCAGATTCTGCTTTGATCTCAGACTTAACCTCTATAAAAGACTTTTCATCTTTTTCTTCTTCGTCATAGTCAGACTCTTCAGTAGGTTGTGTCATGTCTTTGCCAAACTCAATAATGTAAGAGTCATCAGTTTCCTGTACTGCTCTTACGTGCTTTTCGTCATTCTGATTAGAATCTTCGTGGGAATCGTACTCGTCTGTACGGACAGCTAAATCAGGCTCATTAGATGTTAATTCACTGCTCATAGTGCTATCTCCAAATTTATCCCTATATATAGTAGCTTAATGATACAAATATAACAATATCTGGTATTTTGAAATGTAAGATACAAAAATGTAGAGTTTCATCTAAATTTTAAGTGAGTTCATCCTTGTCATGAAACGAACTTATAAATTCATCTATGTTTGACTGACTTAAAGCAATATCATTTTTTATAGATTTATTAAGTAGCCTAATTAATTTAATTTTTTTATTTTGGTCTAATACATCTACATCATCTTTTAACAAAAAGTATTTTGGTATATTTATTTGTTCATCTGGAAAATTAAACTGATACTCAACTAACTTTTTATCTAAATCCAAATCATTGAAAACAGATGTGATCTGCATATTTTCTAAGGTGTAGCCATAATCTTCTAAAGACATCAATCATTAACTCCGTTGATAAAATCTATAATATCGTCAAATTTTCTTGTTGTATTAGGTGCATATAAGTTCATTAGTCTTCTCCAAAATTTTGCGTTTTCTCCCCCAAGCAGAGATATATAGTTAGCAAATGCTTCTGTAGTCATATTTTTGTTCACAGTTTTTAAATTATTTTCTAAATATTCTAAAGCTGATTTTGTAAGTTTATTTTTATTTATAGGTATCGTATTGTCAATTTTTCTAAATCCACTTGTTAATTCGTCTACATAGTAAGTTACACCATGTCCACTCGTATATTGTCCTTTTGTAATAGAACCTAAAAAATCATCAAAATAAAGTGCTTCTTTTCCAAGTAGTAAACCTTTTTTATCAAACTTACGAGACAGACTAGATATCATTGTAAAAAAATCAGAATCGTAACCTGATTGAAGTTTGGCTACTATATTGACTAAATTATAATAATCACCAGTTTTGTCTATTTGTAACAGAAAATCATCTCCAAGCATCATCTTTAGATCGTTGTATTTAAATCTTGCGTGTGAAGAATTGTCTATCAAGTTTACTATGCTTTTTTCAAAAGTGTCAAAATCAACATCACGCTGTAATTTTTCAGCTAAACCAACTCTTTTTCTTCTACTTCTTGTTCCTTGTATGTCATCTCTGAATTCTTTTCTAGTTACACTTAGTCCTATTTTTTTTAAAAAGCTGTCACTGTATACAAAATCACCGTAATTTACCGATACAAGTTGCATACCTACTTCATCATAGAACTGATAACCAGTTCCTTGCTCAAAAGGATTTAAATCTTTTGAGAATGTATTTATATACCTTTCTTCTGCCTCTTTTTTTAATTTTGCTAAACTTGCTCCATCTTCTACAAATTCGTCTGCTGCTTCTCTTGAAAAGGCTACTTGATATTCATCTTTACCTTGTCTGTTAAATTTATCTTTTTTTGCAGCTACATATTTTGTTAATAAATTATTATCGTGATCAATGTGATGACCATATTCGTGTCTAAAAGTAATAGCACCTACTTTGTTTTTGGAAGAACGATGCCTTCCCATGTTTATTGTAGGTTTATATTGCCATCCTGCTGCTGTTACTTTACCTAAACCAAATTTAGCTCCTTGACCTTTGTTAATTATTTCTGCTAACGGTGCTACTTTTTTTAAACTGTTTACTATGTTAGTTTCACCAAGCCAATGTTTTGTAGACCTATGCCAACTTAACTCCGCAGGTATTGTAGAACCATATATTGCATCTATGTTTACAGTTTGTGCCTCAATAGCTTCTCTAATCATTTCTCTCAACTTGTCAGGCTGTGTACCAAAAGGTGCGAATCTACCGAGCCACCTCTGCTGAGATTCAGGACTTATATCAATATCTTGGTCTAGTAACCTAGTAGGTCTGTCAACTGTTGTTGCAGGTTTATCATTTACAGTCGGCTTTTCAATTTGATCTATCACATTTTCTACTTCTTCTGGCTCTACATAGATTATTACGCATCTACAGTTTATTACGTTCTTTGCACCGCCTGCAGGATCACCTGCATATTCCATTTCAGCACCGCCAACTAAAAACTTATCGTCCATAGGAACTGTTTGTCCATTAGCTGCTGAATGTGCCGATCTTGTACGTAAATCACCTGTAGCTGCCCACCTCTTGACCATTTCTATGCCATAATCTTTTGATGCGGTTTTGTGATACTGATTGTTTGCAAAAGATGCAGCGTTGTGTGTTTCTGTTCTAGCAATTAAGGCTGACCTTGACCTACCTATTTTATTAGTTGCGGTTATGTTTCTTGAAATTTGATCAAGAGTTAAGTTATTAGAAAGACCCTCCTGTATTTGATCTTGTATACTTAAGGCTACTTGGTTAGGTACATTAGAAAAGTAAGGTGTTCTTGTTTTAAAGTAATTATCTATCAATCCTTCAAATTCTACTGACCTCCCAAAAACAAAAACTTCTTCTTGTTTTCTACCTCTATCGTAAGTTTCCTCATTATTGTTATACACTACACTGAAAACTTTTTTGTAGTGTTGTCGCATGACTGTTTCTGTCAATGCAGTAGTTTCTCTTACAAAAAAAACAGGTTCAAAACTTTGTGTAGTTTTGTATTGATTATTAGCTTTCTTTATTTGTGTGCGATATAAAGTTTGTAATCTTTTAAATATATCGTTTTGCAGTCTTTTCTGTATTCTAAGTTGTTTTTTTACCTCTTTACGTACATCAATTCGCCCTCTTTTTAGATTGAGAAAGCGTTTTACTGCCAACATTAGTTTTTAGAACTTAGAGCATGTCCTTTTGGGAATAAGTCTGTATCGTGCTTACCGCTTCTAAATCTTCCGTTTCTAAGTGCATATAGATAAGAGTTTACTCTTGCATACGCCCACTGCTCTTCGCTGCTTACACTTGGTCTAACTGAAGATGGATTAGTACGATATGCTCCAACTCCTCTTTCAAACACTGCTGTGAGTGTTCTTAGATTAGTTTTTTTCGTAGCAGTATCGCCATATTCATCATTATGATCATCTACTTTCTTTTGTAGTCCTTTCTTGACTGCACCAGAGACTGCTTTGTGTTCTGTTAGCTTGACTTCTATATGGTTATCTAAAAACAAGAATTTCTCTTCTTCTCTCTTAATTTGTTCTACCTTACGTCTTGACCAAGCAAAGCCTGCATCACCGCCCCACAATGCCCATGCTATTCTTCCTGCTGATGGATAACCATCCTCGCCTTGATCAAAGCCTTGTCCTTGCTTATCTACCTCATGCCTTGAGAAAAAACTAAACATTCTTTTGACTGTGCTGATAGATAGGTTTTCTTTGTTGACTAGCTGATTTGCTCTTGCAACACCGACTGCTGTACCGCCTCTATTGTGTTCTCTTCTCCAGTTTAAACCTCTCTCTGCTTCTATAGCCATGCTATCGGTAGGTTTTGTGTCTATATCAGATAAAGCCTTTTCATCCTCTTCTAAAAAGTCTAAATCCATATCTTCATCTTCTACATAAGCATCTAACTCTTCTTCAGCTACTGGATTTTGTGGTTCTTCTACATCATCAGATGTTATCGGAAATAGTGTCGCTGATATATAAAGATCATCTGCACCATCAATAGGAGATAAACCTATGGCTTCTCTAGCTTCGTTCCTAGTCATGATTCCTTCTCTGACTGCTGATGTTACATTCTCATATATACGTTTAGTCCTTTCAGCTAAAGCAGGTATCTTGTCAATATCAAAACAAAACTCTAGATTCTCTCCAAACATAGGTACAAGCCACTCATTAAGGTCTGATTCTAATTTTCTAAGGTGTGGAATGATTGTCTCTTCATATAATGCAAGTCTAGCTTCAGCTACGTTTGCATATGTCTGTGCATCCGACACACCGACTAACTGACTAGGCACTCCAAAACACATAGCTATATCTGTAGCTGCCATCTGTTTAAGATTAAGGAAGTCCATATCTTTAGGACTCAATCCCATTTCTTTCCAATCAAAATCACCTTCTAACAATAATGGTCTACCTGCATTAGCAGTACCACTAAATCTATTATTGAGGTCTGTAAGCAGTTGTTGCCTTTGTGATTCAGAAAGATTTACAGAAAATCCTGCATCATCTTGTGGTTTAAATACCACCGCACCACTTGGTCTTGCTCCATTACTAAGTAAGTTGATGTTATGTTTTCCTGACATATTATGCTGATCTACTTCTATGGCTGCAGCAGACATAGGTGATAACCCATAGAAGTCATCTAATGGATTCCACAATTTAATATGTTTTACTTCACTAAATCCTGTTCTTTCTTCTACAGGATATGTAGCTTGTACTCTTCCATTTAAAACATATTCATACCTGTCTGGTATTGGATTACTACCACCTTTAACAACCATTCTGTCAGGTCTCAACAGGTGTAACTCTTTAGGTGCGCCTACTTCTGATCCTACTTTAAGAATGTAAGCGTTACCGCTAAGTAATAGGAAACCAAAGATGCTGTTGAAGAACTCACTATGGGATTGCAATGGATTAGGTCGGCTCAATAGGGTGACGATAGGGTGACTATCTAAGACCTGATCTCCTGCTTTTACCATGAATGGTACTGCGCTAGCACCTTTGGCTATCTCGTTTACGCATCTAAATACGATGCTGTTTTTCATATAGCCTTCTTCGGCTAAATCTTGATAAGAGTAATTCTTTGACTTTGACGTACCCACTCCAAAATACCCAACCATGTTACCTACGTCTTTCTTTTCCGCAGGTTTAGGTGTGAATGCGTTTCTTATAT